GTCGTTCAGGACATGTTTATCGAAAAAGAGAACGATGATTATGACTACGCTCAGGTGGCTACGCAGGAGCAGATGGATCGATTCTAACCATAATGAAGGGAGGTTCAAGTCTTGGCCGGTGGAAGAATAAAAGGCATAACAATTGAAATCGGCGGCGATACTACCAAGCTCGAATCCGCCCTCAAAAATGTCAACAGGGAGATCAAAGATACCGAATCTAAACTGAAGGATGTCAACAAGCTCCTGAAAATGGATCCCGGCAATTCAGATCTTCTTGCACAGAAATATAAAACCCTGCAGCAGGAGATCAGTGCCACAAAGGACAAGCTCACCACACTGAAGGAAGCGTCAAAGCAGGCTGACCAGGCGCTTAAGGATGGATCGATTTCAAAGGATCAGTATGATGCCCTGCAGCGCGAGATTGCCGAGACAGAGCAGAGCCTGAAAAGTCTGGAACAGGAGTATAAGAATTTCGGCTCCGTCCAAGCGCAGCAGGTCGCCGCCGCAGGCGAAAAAATGAAGGAGCTCGGCGGTAAGATCGAGAGTGTCGGTAAGGGCCTTACCACGCATGTCACCTTACCGCTTGCCGCCGTCGGCGCAGCCGGTGTAAAAAACTTCGCCGAGGTCGACAAGACCATGCAGCTCACCAATAAGACGATGGGCAATACCGCTGAACAGGCGGAGCTGCTGGACAGGGCTATGAAGGAGGCAGCGGCAAACTCGACCTTCGGCATGGGTGACGCCGCAAACGCAACACTCAACTTTGCGCGCGCTGGTCTTAATGCTGAACAGGCTGCTGCCGCTCTTGCTCCCGCCATGAATCTGGCAGCCGGTGAAGGCGGCAATCTGGACACAGTATCTGCAGGCCTCGTCGCTACGATCAACGGCTTTCACGGGAGCTTCGATGAAGCGGGGTATTACGCTGATGTGTTTGCCGCCGCCTGCAACAATTCCGCCCTGGATGTGGACAGCTTGTCCGGGGCCATGTCTGTCGCCGCGCCGATTTTCGCTGCCGCAGGCTATACCGTCAACGACGCTGCCCTGTACATGGGCGTCATGGCGAACAACGGCATTGAAGCGGACAAAGCAGCTAACTCCCTGAAGACCGGCCTTGCCCGTCTGGTAGCTCCCGCCAAGGAAGGCGCGGAAAAGATGGCGGAGCTTGGTATCTCTGTTACCAATGCAGACGGCACGATGAAGGACTCCATCACGATCCAGCGCGAGCTGCATGATGCTTTCGGAAGGCTGTCCGAGTCGGAGCAGATCGCCGCCGCGTCCGCAATCTTCGGCAAGAATCAGATGGCGCCGTGGCTGGCCCTGATCAACACGGCTCCTGAGGATGTTGGGAAGCTGGATGAGTCTCTTCGATCCTGCACCGGCACCACGGATGAAATGGCGCAGGCCATGATGAGCGGCTTCGGCGGATCCATCGAGAAACTGAAGAGCTCTATCGACGTTCTTGTCACATCAATCGGTCAGGCGCTGGCCCCGACCATACAAAAGGTCATAGATTATATCCAGCAGCTTGTGGACAAATTCAACGCCCTGTCCCCGGCGCAGCAGGAGACTATTGTGAAGATCGGTCTCATTGTCGCCGCCGCCGGCCCGCTGCTGATCATCCTCGGAAAAGTGATCTCAGCCGTCGGTACGATCATGACTTTCGCACCGCAGATCGTGACGGCTGTACAGAGCATAATGAGCATTGGCAGTTCGCTCATGGGCGGCCTGCAGTCGCTTTGGGCTGCGCTGCTGGCCAACCCCATCACGCTGATCATCGCGGCAATTGCCCTGCTCGTCGCTGCTTTCAAGCATCTTTGGGATACAAACGAAGAGTTCCGCGCGGCGATCACTGCAATCTGGGAGAATATTGTCAGCAAAATCCAGGAATTCTGTCAGGGAATTGTCGACCGGCTGAACGCGCTGGGCTTTGACTTCACGTCCATCATAGACGTTCTGAAAGCAGCCTGGGACGGATTTTGTCAGCTCCTCGCACCTGCTTTTGAGGCTGCGTTTTCGGCAATCGCAACGATCCTCAGCAGCGTCCTCGACATTATCACCGGACTGCTGGACATTTTCATCGGCCTTTTTACCGGAAACTGGTCGCAGCTTTGGACGGGCGTGACGGAGATTTTTTCCGGCGTTTGGTCGGGAATTACGGGGCTGATGGACACGGGGCTGAATTTGCTCGTTTCTCTTGCCGACACCGTGCTCGCCTGGTTCGGGACAAACTGGGAGCAATGCTGGACAGGCGTAAAAACAGTTTTTGAGAACGTTTGGTCAGGAATCACGGCATTTTTCACCGATACGCTCCCGGCAACATTCACCACTTTCGTTGAATTTTTCCGGGGTGTTTGGGAGAACGTGAAGGGATTTTTCTCCAACGTATGGCAGAGCATGACGGAAATCGCCTCTACAGCCTGGGAGACGATAAAAAACGTCGTAACTGTAGCGGTTATGGCGATCGCAGAATTCATCAGCGCGGCAAACGAAATCATTTCACTGCCGTTCCAGTTCATATGGGAAAACTGCAAAGAGATCATCACCACGGCGTGGGAATCCATAAAGGAGATCGTTACAGCGGCGCTGCAGGCGGTCATGTCAGGAATTACCGCCGGCTGGGAATCAATCTCTTCGGCGACAACGACGGCCTGGGAAGCCGTAAAAACGGTTGTGATGACAGCCTGGACGTCAATTCAGGAAACCGTGAGCACAGTCCTTTCGGCGATCGGCTCGGCGGTGAGCTCCGCGTGGTCGTCAATCCAGTCCGCAACCGCAGCGGCTTGGCAGACCGTGAGCACAGCTACGTCCGCAGGCTGGGAGGCCGTGAAGTCGGCGGTTGAGACAGTTGTAAACGCCATAAGTTCTGCCGTTTCCACGGCCTGGACGAACGTACAAACCACGACAGCGACAGTTTTCGCGGCCGTGCAGCAAGCGGCGTCTACAGCCTGGAACTCGATTCTCACGTCGGTCACATCCGTCATCAGCACCCTGCAGTCCGACATTTCCTCCGGTCTTGAATCAATACGGTCAACGGCGTCAAGCATTCTCGAAGGCATCAGATCGGCGTTTACAACCGCGTTTGAGAATATACGCTCGTTTGTCTCGGGCGTCGTAGACTGGCTCAAAGGAATCTTCAACTTCGAGTGGAGCCTGCCGCATATAAAGATGCCGCATTTCTCCATCTCCGGCTCATTCAGCCTTAACCCGCCTTCCGTCCCGCATTTCAGTGTGGAATGGTACCGAAAGGCCATGAATAACGGCATGATTCTCAACAGCCCGACGATCTTTGGTGCTTCGGGGAACCATCTGCTCGGCGGCGGTGAAGCGGGGCCGGAGGCCGTCGTGGGCGTCTCTTCCCTGATGGATATGATTCAGAAAGCCGTAAGCAGCACGCAGATGGGAGATAGCGGAGACATCACGATCCCCGTGTATATCGGCGGCAACCTGATCGATGAAATGATTGTGACGGCACAGCAGCGGCGTGCGCTGCGGTCAGGAGGCAGGGCATGACATTTCAAACTTATCTGAGAATCAATGGTGTGGCTCTGCCCGTACAAAAGGACAACTACACCATTGATTACAGGGATGTGATTGCGGACAGCGGCGGCGTGACGGAGGCGGGCACAGTCATTCGTGATGTGATCCGCGAGGGTGTACCCTCTATCTCCGTCACAATCCCAGTATCGATGACGTGGCTGAAAAAGCTTCGGCGCTTGAAGCGGGAACCGTATCTGAGAGTGGAATGGCTGAATCCGGAAACGGGCTCTCTGAGCACCGGCATCATGTATATGGACGGATTCAGGGTTTCACTTGCCCATGATACGAGCGGTGGAGGACTATGGACAGTGTCGTTCTCTTTGGAGGATCTTGACGATGTACCAAGTATCTGAACAGTACCAGGAAACAATCCGCGGCCGGAGCAGAACCTACGAATGGCGTGGTACGATCACGACAAAGACAGGCCAAGTCTATCCTTTCGCTTCAAAGGACATCGTGAAGGGTAGCGGCACGCTCACACGCTCCTGTTCAGGCAGCACAGCCTTTGAGCTTGGCTCAGTCTATGCCGCGGAGCTCGTCATCTCCCTATATCTCGACGCTGACCGCTACAGTCTCTACGATGCTGTTATTGATCTTTATTTCGTCTGCAAGCACAGGAAGCAGAATCGTTGGAATGATTTACGCAGCTTCTCCTGGGATTCTCTCCGCGCAATACGCTGGGACTACCAGTATACCACGGAAGAAATACCTATGGGAAGATTCGTCATAGCCGAGGCGACCAGGACGCTGACCGTTCTCCAGCTCAAAGCCTATGACTATATGCTGAAGTTTGACAAGAATCTGGTCAGCAGCGGCAGCACAAGAACGCCGTATGAATGGCTACAATTTGCCTGCGATGCGTGCAGGGTTTCCCTGGGCGTTACGGAGGATCAGGTCACAGCTATGCCGAACGGAAGCAAGCGGCTGTCCTGGACAAATCTGGAGGAGGATAAAACGTACCGTGATCTGATTGCGCAGGTGGCGACGGTACTCTGCGGCGTTTGCCAGATCGACCGATCGGGTGCGCTTGTGGTGATCCCGTTCTCAAACACGCCGATCATGGACATACCATCCTCGTGGCGGTACTCTTCCAAGATTGCAGATTATATCACCAGATATACAGGCCTCTACGCAACTTATCGCGGCGGCGGTCTGACGGAATATTTCCACGTTGCACCGGACGATGGGCTTATCTACAACATCGGCACAAACCCGCT